AGTCAAACGGTGGGCACGATATTTTTTCAAATTGTAGTTATCGGCGCTCGTGGTCCGATAACGGCGATCCTACTATATACTACAGATCGACCCCCATACGTCCCATAATATCGAACATCGCCATTTCAAGGTTCCGATAATACGTCCGGTCATAGCCTCGTATCGGGTTGTTGTCCAATAATATCGAACGATAACTAAACCGGCATTCCATCGTGCCGCGTCCGCGCCGATGATATGGGGCGAGGGTAGGGTATAATTCGAGCCCGTTAGGATCGATCCTAGGCGGTCACAGACCCCTATGTCCGATAACGAAAAAGGCAGATGTGCGTCCGATAACACGTGTCAACCCTACGTCCGATAAGCGTCCCGTCCGGGTCCGATAACGACAGCCGCGTCCACGTCCGATAACCGGGTCGCGTCAACGTCCGATAACTGGGCGAGCGCTGGTTCCGATAACCGTTTGCCGCGCTGGTTCCGATAACCACAAGCCGCCCGAGCGCCGATAACACTGGGCCCGATAACGCTGCGTCCGATAGCCTGCGGGAAAACGCCCGGGTCCGATAACCGCGTCCGGGGGGCATGGGGGGTATCGCCGGTTCTTTTTGTTCAGCGCTCTCCAAGTAGATATCATACCCCTAGTCGATTTTCCCTGAGACAGCCTGTAAGCTCTCCTGCGCCCCCGCACGCTCAGCATGACCCCGAGGGTAGCTGGGTGCTTGGGACGCAGGAGCGGGCCTCTCCGGGGCTCAGGACTTACCCCAGCGTCCCTGTCCTAGGGTGCGGTTAGGTCGCCTGAGCTTTCCACCTCGGTTCGGGTTCAGCCAGCTGGTGTTGGCCTTGGTATAGTCATCGAATTCTTTAGCCACCTCCACAGCCTGCTGGTGCTTATACTCCTTTTCCCTGACCTCGGGGTCTAGCACCACGAGATCGGAGAACTGAGCTACCGCCCCGTACAGGGCATCGATGATATCGTCATGGTCGAGCGAGCCTCTATCGCGGGTGATGCGGGCCAGCTGCCGTGACATCTCTACGCACTTGGCAGCCCTCTCGGAGAAAACAATGCGGTGGACATTGAACAGAGGTTCGAGAACGTCGAGGATACGACGCTCCTTCTGCCCGGTCACATAGTTGAGATCGATCTGGGTGGGGCCATTGTGCTTAGCCATGACAGGCTGTAGCAGCTTGGCGTAGGTTGACTCGTCCTTCGAGCCACCCCAGTTAGATTCGACTACAACCCTCTGGACCTCAAACTCAGCAGCAACCTTAGCCAGCTTGATCATGGTTGCCTCGCTCGTGCCAGACTGTCCTGCTGCCAGCTCGCCAGCATCCAGAACAAAGATCATGCCGTTGAGGCTGGCGGCCACACAGTAACCAACGGAGTCAGCGCCACCGCCCTTGGGGTCGATGTACATGCACTTGCCGTGGTATGGCAGCCACTCGCTGCTGACGTAGCCGGGTCCAACCCAGTGGTCCTTACGCCGCCCTGCGTGCTCGATGTCATCCCGTACATCCGTCGTACCCCAGACCACCTGTGCCGGGGCCATGTCCGATGGTGTAGAGAAGACGATTGCATTGCGGAGTCGGAGCGGGTATCGCTCGTCATCCATCAGGTTCGGGTTCAGGAGCATCTGGAGATTGTAGTAGGCGCGGCTCTTGGCCTGCTTCTCCAGCAGCACGTCAGCGCCGAAGCGTTCGGGGTAGGACGGCTGTCCCGGCCCTTCGACCTCAGCACGCTCTAGGAGGACCGGTGAGACGTTGTGAGACTGTCGGGCATCCAAGGGGTCGGGCAGCTCAGCGGGCCACCTACGGATGTTGTAGCCCTGATCATGGAGCTTCATGTAGATGGAGTCCTCAGTCTGAGGCGTACCCATGTACATGATCATTCCATTGTCCAGCACCAGAGATTCGCACTCCAGCAGCTTAGCCATCAATCGTTTCCTCTTCAGCTCCGTCAGGGAGTTCTCAGGGATCTCGCAGTCATCAGGGATGATCAGGTCAGGGTGTCGCCCCGTCCAGCCACCGAAGACAGGACGAGCCACGAAGGACGCATCACGACCGGGGCCTGCGCCTCGGACATCGAACTGGTTGGTCTGGTTGGTAGCGGACCCGAGGGACCGGATCTTCTTGCCATGCCTCAGGGTGAACTGATCCTCGTCCTGAGGACGGAGGTGCTCTACCAGAGGTGACCGGTCAAGGACATCCTTGATCAGCTTGGCGCTCGCATCCACAAGGTCTTGGTTAGACCCGATGTACAGGATGCGGATCTTGGGATTGCAGTACCAGCACCAGACGCAGAAGACCGCCGCGATGACGCTCTTGCCGCAGCCGCGCATAGCTTGGATCTGCTTACGGACCTTACCGTCCGGGGACGTAGCGAGGTCTTGCATGTACTCAGCGATGTCGTACTGGATAGGGTCGGGTTCCCCGAAGTCCAGCACATCCGTAAAGACATAGTACATGAAGTTACGGAAATCGTGGAAGGGGTCTTCCTCTGGGTCAATGTGTTCTAGCTTAGTGCATAGCATCAGGTAAGCTCCGAGGTACGTGTAATGGTAGGGCGGCCAATCTCCGTAGGCGGGAGGTTGGCATAGGCTTCGAGGCTGATAGGTTTGATCCCATTGGAAGAGCCGTGACGAACGCCGCCCATGTCTCCGGCTGTAACTTCAAACTCTCCCCCTGCACCAAGGCAGCCGATCTTTACCGCGTCACGGCAGAGAGCGCCTTGGTTAGTTTCGTTATCAAGAGCTAGGGTTGTGTTGGATGAGAAAGGTGTACCAGTCAAGGCGATTGTTGTAAACACATCGACGCAGTCACCAAAGTTAGACCCGTAGTTACCGGTGCTCATGCTTCCGAAGGCGTTGTTTAGAATAGCCTGCTGCTCGACAGTGCCGACTGTTCCTGCGTGATTGAAGCCGGTGTCGCAGTCTGCAATTACGTTCCGACTGAACAAGTAGGCAGCCTCAGCCGCAGAGTTCTGATCGGAAATATAGATAGCGTTCCCCGCGCCGAAGACGGAGCTTTCAAGAACTGCCGCATACGATCCGTCAGCTAATGTCAGAGCAAGGTCTACACCAGCACGGGCCTCTGAGGAGTCAGACACAATCACGTTCTTAAACCAAAGGATGTGCTCGGAGTCATCTGACAGTGACAGGTCGCAGACAATACCAGATGCTTTGAAGTAGCACCCGACACAGACCGCGCTGCCGACAAAGGCGCTGTAGTTAGCAGACGAGAACGAGCCAGTGTTTGTAAACGAGCACGCAATGAACGCGCACTCCCTAGCATCTACACAAGGCCCTGCACCATTGTTAGTGAAGGTGCAATCGTAAAAGGTTGTCTGCGTATCGACATGTCCTTCTACAAACACACACTTGTTTGAGTTAGAGTTACCATTAAAGGTCAGGTCACTAAAGATTTGTGGTCCCTGAGCCGTGTCAACAAAACCACCGTCGTTGATAGAAAAGACCGCATCAACTCCGTCGCCAGTTGTAGTCTCGTATCCACGATACCAGATTGGTCCGCCGTTTGTACCGGCAGGAAAAACCTTTGTGCCTGAGATGGTGATAGAGCTAGAAGTCTTTTTAATGTTGACTCTGTGCCCATTCCTTGCGCCAGCAATCATCGCGTCTACAGTCTGCCATGCGTTGCCTTCCGTAGTCCCGTCGTTGTTACCGCTGCTAAGGTCATCATCAAAGTAAACATCAGTCCACGGGTACTCATCAATAATTCCAATACCGCTCATATAGCCAGCGCTCCAATATCTAAAGTTCCGTTAATACAAGCAGCCCTTGATCGACAGACCGCTCCACCGCCCCTAACAGCGTTAAGGGTGAAGTCTTTATTGGCCGCGTCGTTGTAAGGGTCTTTGGTAATTCTCTGGAGGTCAATAGGAACCACACCAGCAATAACACCGTCAACAGCGTTGTTCACAAAGATTACTTGAGGAGGTGACACCGAGGTAGTCATCCCGTAGCAAGCCGTAGGACAGCTTGTAATCAGGTTGTTTGTTACTACAGGTGTTCCGGGTGACGAGGTTAGACCCACACCAAACATCTGGATACCATGGATGAAGTTATCGATGGTGTTGTTTGTAATGTGGTATCCGCCTTGGTCCGCTCTTGTCATCCCTTCGCAAACAATACCAGCTACCCCAAAAGAGGGCTGGGTGCTGCGGTCGGTAAAGATAAGGTTGCGGACAGCAGCTGCCGAGTGGTCGGTAGACGAGCTGAGTTTAATACCCCCGGTGCGGCTGCCCGACCCAACAAAGTCCGTAATGCGAACAATGTTAGCGTAGGCAACGCCGTTGGTGATATCAATACAACCCTCAAGGCCGGAGTTAGCGTTGTCCCCTGCCGACAAAAGGCAGTGACAGTTCACGACGTTCCCGCCTTTCTGACAATCAAACATACGAATGTCTTGAGCGTTAGCCCCTGTCTTACTAGCCTTGCACCTGTAGAACGTAGTGTTCATACCGGTGCAAGTAAACTGAGCCCCAGAAGCGGGGGTTGTTGCTGCCGAGTTAGCAATGTCAATGCCTTCAACCAAGTAGTTATCTGTGAACTTTAAGGTGAGAGTAGCAAACTCTGCAATGCCGCCGTCGCCAATAGAAGAACTATAACCACGAACGTGAATAGGGTTTAATGACGATCCTACGTTAGCAACAGTTACAGTGTTGTTGGTAGAGATAGTAGCCCGAGTAGACGGGGCTTTGACATTGAGACGCTGCCCTGTAGCAAGATTACTCAAGGCATCCTGCCAAGACTGCCAAGGGTTAGCCTCTGTTCCTGAGTTAGATCCAAGACTGTTTTCAACGTCAAGGTATTTTTCTGTAAGCGCCATTATTTTCCTCTCATATATTGTTTACCACTTAGACTTGTTTGCCCAGTAAGCGGCGGACATTTTACCCTTAGAAATGTTCTTAGCATGACGAGCCTTAAAACTTTTTCGACGGGCTTTTTCCTTAGCGCTCTTTGGGTTACTGCCCGCGCCGCTTACGCCTTGCTGACCGTACCGAATAGTCTTAACCTTGTCGCCTTCTTTAGCCACAACGACGTGAGATTTGGTTGGGTGATTAGGGGTTCTTTTAGGTTTGTTGTAACCAGATACCCCAGCTCTTTCAAGCCTTGGGTCTTTCTTAGCCATGTTACTTCCTCTTCTTTTTCTTTGAGTTCTTCAAAGCACGATTAGTAGGAGCGCCTTTAGCGCCCTTCTTCCTCATGGTCTCTCCAGACCCGGCCTTAATTCTTTTTCTTTTAGCGTGGATGTTTGCCCACAGTCCTTTAGCCATCGTCAGTTCCTGTAAGTTTAGGGTTGAATGGCAGTCTCTCCGCCATCTGTTCTTTAAGAGTATCGGCGGCGCTGCCCGGAACGGGAAGGGATGTCACATCGTTGTCCTTGAGGAATCTCAGGGCACACTGTAGAACACCCGGCGAGCATCCGGGCTGCTGGAGTTGCTCGACCAGACGGCGTGCCGTCAAAGTGTGAACCATATGGTCAAGCTCTTCTCCAGTCAGCCCCTGTGCCGTGCAGGTTTCCATTGCGTCATCCCAGAGTTTTTGAATCTCTGGTTCGTCAATCTGCATTCTTCATTTCCTTCATTTCCAAAGCACGAATCCTACGCTCGTGATCCTCGGTCCTTGCTGTGTAATGGGACAGGGATGTGGCAAGGGAGGACACCTCACGGGTGAGCCTCCACATTGCCGAGATCATTCCTAGCCCAACGATAATCTGGAATATAACTTCAAAGTCTGAGGTCATTCTTTCATACCCTCCTTCAGCGTAGACACGATCTCCCTGAGCTTGTCAGGCGACACCATGTCTCGGAACTGTTCGAGAGCAACGTCTTGACCCTTGTTGAAGGACTCCATCTTTTCCTTAGCAATGGCTCCAGCTGTACCCGGCTTCTTGATCATAAGACCAGCAAAGCCGAGGAGCAGACCAGAGATTACTGTGGCTCCGGGGATAGGTGCGTTACCTACCTCCTCGATGCCGACAGTAACTGCTGAGTTAATAAAGTCAAAGAGCAGGGCAGACTTCTCATTGGCATCGACGTACTGGTCAATGTTACGCTGAGCGTCAGCCATGTACTCTTCCAGAACGAACGGTGATTCGTTCAGGCTTACATAGTCTTCACCATCAGTGTATGACCGCATCTCCTTAGGGACTCGGTGGGTCATCATGTCGCCTAGGTTACAGCCCTGCATTGCAAAGGCCAAGACTAGAACGCCAACCGCACCAGCGAGTGAAACAACAGCGCCCTTATTCGAGCGAAAGAAATCAATAACAGCAGACATATATCCGCTCCTTAAGAAGTGTAGTCAAAGTCGGTGAACGTGCCACCGGGAATAAGATAGGATTCAAACTGGTCATTAGTAAACTGACCGTTAGCGCCAGCAGCAGTCCCTTGGTCCGAGGCTGCATAATTAACTGCCGCAAGAGCAAGAGCTTCAGCGTCTCCTAGATAAGGGACGTTAATGAGGTCAGAGTATTGATTAGCGTTACTCAAAGAGCCCAACAACTGTACTCCGGGTGAGAACTTATATAGACCTTCGTTTTTCATTTTAGCAATGTCTATACTAAGAACAAGGGCTGGTGTAGTGTTACCCATAGAGCCCCAAGAATGGTTTGAGCAATTACCTGCTCCAGCTCCACTGTTTGGGCCATAACCAGTAACAACTGAATCGTCTGTTACAGACCCGCTACTGTTAGCGTCCCAAAGATAATCGTGCCGACCTAAAACAAAACGGTCTGTCTCGCATCTTTGGGCCTCAGACCCCGCAAAATAGATAGTCGAGTAAGCTCCGGTTATCCATTTACTGTCTAAAGAGCCTCCAGAAATGTAGCCTAGAGCCTTAGTTCGATCAGTAATTGTCATCTTAAGCCCAAGGTGAACCGACTTGTCTCCAAAGGTAGTGTTAGGTGGAAGCCACCCGCCAAATATAGAGTTAGTAGAACCGCCGCGCATAGCGTGGCTATTAATACTGAAAGTCTCTACTGTAAACCCTGGGTCTGTTCGGGTTGTTGCCGAGGGCCAAGAAGGAGAAGCTGTCTGACTTGCGCCGGAGCTTCCGACAGGAAAGATATCACTACCCGTGCTGTCGTTATCCATACTGCCGCTACCAAAGCCGCCACCACCAACACCGATGTTGGTGTTGCCTGAAGGCCCGCCGTCTCCCCAGTTAATGTTGGGGAAGTCAATCCAGTAGTCAGTGCCTTCGTTCTGTAGCACATCGTTCTCGTAGATAACAATGCTACCGTCACCGCCCCATGGTGAGCCGGGGATAGGCCACGTGTTCTGAGTCCCGCTGAAGTTGAACCAGTTCCACCCGCGAGGGAAGATCGGGTTGTTGAGGGGAGACCCATCAAAGAACAGTGGAAGGTAGTCAGCCTCTTCAAACATAAACTGAAGCTGCTTCTGAAGCTGGCCTACCGCATAGGAGTTGAACGCCGGAGTAGCGCCGTTATGATACCGCCGGTTGGCGGACTCATAGCACCAAAGCCAACGGTCTGTCTTCCGTTCAATGCGGATATCTTTTGTATTAGCCGCGCCTAGGATAACAGTTTTGTTATCAGAGTCATGTGTAAACTCAGTGTTTGTGTTGTTTGAAGCAGAAATAACAGGGAGTAACGGAGACCAGACCGTAGAAGAACCGTCTGTTTGGTCGCCGTAATAAACCTTTATCGGGTGGCCATTAGAAGAAACCGAGCCGCTGAGCCCTAGTTTAGTCCTAACCGCATCAAGCTGTACACCGTTATTACTAATATCTAGCATGTCAAGCGAGGCGTAAGAAAACGTGTTGGCAGAAATACCAGTACCGCTTGTCCCGTTGGCATACAAAATACGGGTGCTTGTGTGAGGGTTTTCGTTTACATCTGCAACAGGAGAACCGATTTCAGTAGCAACTTTCTTAAGCTCTGCAAGCTCCTGACAGATGTATTTGCCTTGATCAAAGTAATCCATGTAGTGATCAGGGTTAGCATACGCTCCGCCAGTTGGCTTCACCCACGCCCGGTCCTGCCTAGTCTCCCGAATAATCACAACCTTTTCACTGGCTGTGATATCAGTGCTAAACTGGATTCTAGGGTTTGTGGGACCGCCCATACCTTTTTGCATGTCTGGAGGAGTCCACTCATACACGTCGGTTGCTGTTGTCATACCGTTTGCGGCTGAAGCAAAATAAGCCTGAACCTCAGGGTTAATGTCGTTGAGAGAACCGCCGCCGTCTAGGTCTTGCGGACTAATCTTTCTATGAACAAGATCCATAGACTGCTGACGGGTGTTTATTGGTGTCCCTTCGACTGAGGGAGTGTATTGATAAACCCCCTCATTGTATCGATGGTACTGACCATTGTTACTATAGACCCACCTATTTCCTGTGTTAGTAGTCCACTGCCTTTCCTCTCGGTCAGCAGAGTAGTTTTCAGGGAGACCGATATTAAACTGGTACTGAAGGAAAGGGTTGCTGGGACCGTTGCCATTAACTAGCCAGATTTTACTGATGTCTTGGCGACCGTCAAAGGTCATAGGAAAACCGTAAGCGCTTGTCTCGTTACCGTTGTCTGCAAGATCGCCATCGAAAAGACGCGCTATTGCTGCGGAGCTTAAGGCTCCATGAAGGGTTCTAGTAGGGTCGATGTTAATCCAGTTGTTGTCCTCATCAAAGAACATCAACTGAACCGGTTGATCTTGCCCGGAGAAACCAGAATACCCTTTCTCATAAAGATAAAACTCAGAACAAACAATCGAGTTAGGGCATTCTTTGCCCTCAGTATACGACCACGTCCTCCCGGTGGGGCGGGAGAGCGCAGTCGTATCGTTAAACGGAACTTCCGTACCGTCTACAAAGACTCGTATTTGTTTCTCTACAGGAGCAACCCGCGTATTAAGCAGCTCGAAATGAAGGCCCACGCTCTTCTTATCTGAGGCAAAGCGTCCAACATTGGACGTACCGTAGATACCTGCTGCTGTGTTCGTGCCCATATCAGCGCCAATGAACGACATGAAACTGTCACCGTATGTCACGGTCATAGGGGTTTACTCCGGAAATAGAAATTGAATGTTATCTGGGATAGGATTACTGGGGACTTCGAGATTGCTTTCAAAGCTATCTGGAATGTCGAGGTTACTGAGATTAGGCTTGTACTTTCGTCGCCTATACCCGCCACTGGTAGCGCCGGGAACCATTGACTCGTCTATTACCCCAGCCGCGCTGAGGCCATGCAGCGCCAGCGTAGAAGCAGCGCTTCTGTAGAAAGGGATGAAACGAGACGCGGTCCTCCAAGAGCTAGACTCTAGAGGCTCGCCGTTCTTGGCGCTCTGAACAGTATCAACAATCAAGTTGTTTACTGAGTTCAGCGCACCCGTTGCGGCGCTTCGCCCGACCTCAATCTTAGGTGTGTACCTTTGATTCTCGGGCTCAAATAAAATGTCAGCGGTTGGGGTGAGAACAGAACTCCAGTGCCCAAGCAAGGGCAAACGAGTAACTGCTCTGGCTACAAAGTTACCGGGGTTAGCACGAGCGTCCTCTAAGGACTCTTCAAGGCTTCTGCCTTTGTAAGACTCCCTAATAAACTGGTTCATGGTTTCGCCAAACATATAGGCAGCATACATTCCAACTGAAGCCTTGAGCGGCATCTGAGCTGCGTCAAGGATGTTGTTGTCATACCAAGACCTTTGCCATGAAGTCATAGCGTATGCAACCCTACCCAGAGCACCTTGGTTGGTAGCGCCGGTTGGGGTTTGCATAAGGCTTTGTTCTGAGACACGCTTGTTCATAACACCGGCCATCATATCCCTGACTCTGTTAAAGCTGTCGTGGAACAATTCTTGCTCCGCTCTGTTTGAGCCAGTGTACCGGTACATTTCAATCATATCCATATTACGAAACGAGCCTGTAGTCTTCAAGCTGTTAGTTGCAGCGCCAGCCTTTCTAAGAACAGCAAGACGGTCAGCATCCAGAAGCCCAGCCCGTTGCATCTTCTCAGCAACCTGCCAGTTTCCTCCAAAGCCTTCCTCCCTAGCCATTCCTGTCCAAGCCTTCATTCGAGCGCGACTCCCAGCTTTAACAGCTGCTTCGTCTGATGCGCCCTTAGCCAAAGCCTTAGCCGAAGCCTTTTCAGCAACAGCGTCCAGCTCGTCAGCTGCTTTCGACAACCTTGCTGTCAGCTTCTCAGCCGCAACAAAGAACCTCCCGAACTCATTCTGCTGTGACATGACGTGCATGATTCGAGCAAAGTTAGAGAAGTAGTCAAGACCGCCGAGAGTCATGCCGACATTTGCGCCTGCCTTAAGTAAGTCAGGAACGATGTTAGCGTTCCAACGGACATCAGCAAACGGAGCAAGGACTCGTGGAACAAGCCCAAACTCAAAGCTGCCTGCAAAACTTTCGTCTTGAACGAACCGTTTAAGGTTGTGCATACGAAACTGGCGAACAGTCAAACCCATGATTTCCATGAGCTGTCTTTTTTCAGCGCCTCTAACACCCTTTAGGATGTGACCCACTGTACTAATGACATCGGAAGGGCTGTAAATCCTAGCAACAGTAGCACCAACAACTTCGGTAGCCAGAATAGTTTGACCAATACCACCACCATAAACCGCGCCTGCGGCAGAGACGGCTGTGTCGGATACAAACTCTTGAACGCTGTCAACGTCGCTTCGCAATGTTGGGTGTCGCCCTTCAGCAAGGGCAAGTTTTTCTCGAAGGTTATTAAGACCATCTAGCCAAGACTTCTTTTCTGCTGCACTGACCGCTTTGTTGCCGGTTGCGCGTTCCAAAGGAACACGGCCAGCATTAAGCTCTCGTGTCATGCGGGTTTCAACCCAGTCAAGGGTCTCTTGCATGGTCAAGCCGGAAATACCCCAACGCTCTTGGTGTCTAGCAGTGTTTGCTGCGCGAAAACCAGAAGACATAAAGTAACGAGACATACCGCCGTTAAAGTCCCAGTCAAGAAACTCTTCTAGGTCTTTGTTTGCCCACACCAGCTCTTCAAGCTCGCGGGTTCTTTCAGACTTCGGACCATTGTGGCGTACAGTTACAAGCCTGCCATTAGACGCTTTTTCATAAGAGTCTTCTCCTGACAGATTAGCCTTAACGCGGTTAGCAGCTCGTTCCATAGGGGTGAAACCGTCTTCACCTCTAGTAACAAGAGCTTTGAGGTAGTCTTCTTCAGTAACGCCCAGCTTATCTAGATCAGCCCTAGACATCCGCTCAGAAAGAGCGTTGCCTTCAAGGTCTGTCCAAGAAGCAACACCGTCAGCGTCAGTCCGCTTAGCGCGGCCCATAGATACTATAGTGTCAAGGTGAACATCGTCAGTTTCTGACCATTGCTTTGTAAAGTGCTTGCTCAGACCAGCGAGAAAACCTTCTTCATTTTTGTAGATGCTGGAAGGGCTCCATCGTCTAGGAAAGAAATTAGACTGGGCCTTATAAAGACCAGCAGCCTCTCCTTGCTTTCCAAGGTCGTCTGCGTGCTTCTTCCAAAGGTTAGCCAGCTTAATAACATCTTCGTCTGTTGAAATCTCAGTCTTCGTGATGTGTCGAATTACTTGTTTGTCAAACTCTTTCTGTTTGTTCTTATACGTTCTGAACTTAAGAGCCGTTCCAAATCTACCTGAATCGTGTATTCTTTGATATGCACCAAGAATCTCAGAGGTTCGGACCTGCATGTCATTACGAATGTCTTCAAGAGACCTGTATACTTTCTGAGACCTAGGGTCAAGCGAGCCTACTCTGAGCTTTGAGTTATCAAACTCATGAACAAGCTCACGAAGAACACCCAGCGTTGATCTAGCAGTTTGGTTGAGACCTGTGCCAGACTGGGCAACGTCGCCCAGCTGCTTAAGACCCCACGACTGCAAAACCTTACCTATCATTGTACCGTCTTCGATTAGAGCGTTTGCTCCAAAGTCAACAGCGTCAGCGATTTCGTCAAGAGCCGCTGCTCTTGCTGCCTTGGTTTTAGGAGGGTCAGCCACAAGACGCTGAGCAACATCTCGGACCTTAGACGTAGACACCGTATCAATACGGTCAGTTTCCTTTGCGGTCTGGTCCTTGATGGTTTTCTTAGCTCTGCGTACAGTAGCCTGCGCGTTCTTTAGCTGCTTCTTCCATGAGTCGGAAGTAGAGGGGTTAGCCTTTAGGATCTTGATAGTGTCCTGTGCCCCGACCAGACGGTTGACCGCCTTAGTAAGAGAAGACCCAGAGACCACTCGGTCAGTAGAGAAAGTTGAGCCGTCTCGGAAGCGCCGCCCTCTTGACTGAGCAAACCCAGCAAGGGGGTCAGGCTCACCCAAAGACTGGAGCTTTCCAGACACCGTGCCCATGTGGTCAAGCTCGGCCTCAGTCAGTCGGCGGCGGGCTGCCGCATCCTGTAGCTCCTGAAGCTGTGCCTTCCAGAACGGAAGCTCTTCAGGCCCTGCTGCTGGTCGAGCACGCTTAGCCTGAGAAGCAATACGCCTCTCTTGTTTAGCAAGCTCTTCGGGCATAATCTCCTGCGCTCTCTTAAGAACGGCAGAGTTATTAGCAGAGTTAGGAAGCTCTCGTGCAGCGCGGCCCAATGACTCAGCAAACGCAATCGACTCAAGCTGGTTTCCAGCAAAGGTTTCAACAGCGTCAGACTTAGCCTTAGACACCTTACGTGCGTCTGCAATTAGATCGGACATAACACGGTGAACCGCGACAGCATCAAGACCTTCCTCGCCCACATTGTCAGCAAGGCGCTCCATAACATCAGCAATCTGAAAGCGGTGAAGCCCCGCCTTAATCAGTTCTTCATCATCCAGATAAATAGCCATCTGGTTGAAGTCATCACCAAGCAGCCGCTCGGATGCACGCTGCACCCGAACACCGGCTTGGTCTACCCGGAACTGAGCGTTAAGGTTATCAAGACTGTGAGCAATAGGTGATGAGTTACCGCCACCAGCAACATCAGCAGAAGCCCTTCGGACCTCCTTGAGGTTCTGGTATGAGCCCTTACTAAACCCTGCCGTAGCAAAGCCTAGAGCAGCGCCCATGCCGGTAACCAAGCCAAGCTCGGCCCAACTGAATTCAGTCTGGTACTCCGGGTCATCCCAAAGAACCTCACTGTTCTGGATTCTCTGCTGCTGAACAGCAACATCAAACGCTGCGCCCTGAGAAGCAAGCTCAACAGCGACAGCGGCGCGATGGCCGATGCGGTTGGCAATGCTGGTGTGAACTGCGGCGGGTGACTTAGCCAAAGCTGTAGCCACCTTACCAGCGGTTGCACCACCGACACGGGAGACAGACTTGCCGATCATGCCAGCAGCCTGCCCCAGCTTACCTGCCCCACCCACCGGCAAGACTACGCTCGGTGCGAAAGTAGGGTCCGTCAGGATGTAGTTAAACACACCCGAACCAACGTAGCTGGCGGTGTTAGAAAAGATGTTGGATTCTTCCGACCAGTTATCCATGTTCTGTCTGGCCTTAGCAGCCTGAAGCTCACGCATCTGGAGGAAGTGAAAGTGGTTACGGTTTCGTGCGCCCTTAAGAACATCGGCCATGTCTCGGCCATTGATTCTCTGGACGGCTGCGGACTTTATTTTATTACTCGGATTCGCTGTCCACTCAGCCACGGCTTCGTCTGCGTTGAAGTCCTCATCCTTAAACATAAGGATGGTGTCCAACTCATTGACATTCTGGACCGGGCTCAGTCGGTTAGACAAAGCGCGGTATCCATCAACCTCCCGAAGAGAACCCTCAGGCATTGCCTCGCGCATAATGTTTGCAGCGCCAAGGGATACAAAACGGTTCTCTCCGAACTCAGGATCGTCTGCGTCTACAAGAGAGGCGGGGTTGTTCATTAGCCATGTGGCAATGTTACCCGGCTCAAGCATAGCCGCGTTGATCTGAGACTCGTGAAAGGTTACACCCCAGAAGCCTAGCTCCGGCGGGGCAGCGGTTACGTCAAACCCTTGGGCTGCGTCCCCTTCCAAGTAAAGGTCGGGGGTTGATCCTGATGGGTCTGTTGTACCATAACGAAGCTCTGAGATAGGAGAGCCAACTGTGAATCGAGACATAATCTTCCTTTGCTACCTGCATCACCCGTCAACATAAGACCAAGCATCAAAATCATCGATTGATTCCTGAGCGCTTGGGGTATTAGAAACATTGGAGGCTTCAAACAGGAGGGGATTTATTACGTTAAGAACTGTACCGGCAGGAACAAACACTTGATCGCCGGTAGGTAGAGTAAGGACTGCGTCTTTAGTGCTGACAGTAGGCTCAAGGATCACGCCGTTGTTCATAGTGAACTCAACGATTGCCCCGCCATAACCCTGAGGAGTTTCAAGCATCCTCATCTTAGACTTATACTGACTGTCCCACCTAGCCTGAAGCTGACCAGCTTCCGGCCTGTTAGTAGGATCAACAAGATCAGCAAGCACGTCGTTACCAAGCATACCCATTTCCATAAGGTTGGTAGGAGTCTGCTGCCCGCTGAGGCCCATAGCCTCCTGCAAGAACGAGCGATATGCTGTATTGAAGGGTGCGGTCATGTTACCAGCAACGAGTTCTTCGACATTGGCGTAATCTTCACCACCGATGTAGCCGTTAGGGTCTTGCACCAAGTGCATCTTCCCTCCGATAGATCGAGGTCGATAGCCATCCTTACGGACTGCCGCATAAAGCTGCGCCGCAATAGTTGCAGGGGTCATGCCTTGGTCTAAGGCCATACCCGCTGCTGCCAAGACTCGCCAGTTTCTGCCAAGACCATTAGTATTCGACATAATCATCTGGTTAATCTGATCAGCTGTTCCAGCTTCGTCGCTGAGAGTTATCTCACCGTTCTCCTGAAACACTGCTGCAAGAGACGTAGCAATAGCAAGCCCTTGGCTTACTGTGTCTTCATCGGTTACCCTGTCTGCTGTAAGCCATGTACTAATATCAGGTGAATTAAGAATAGTCTGAACGCCGTTGCCTATAGAGGCTCTAGCAACAGGGTCGTCTGAACCCATCTGTCCTAGACGCGAGTTAGTTCGCGCCCACATAATAGCGGCTTCAGCATTAGGAGCAGCAGAAGACGCTTGGTCTATAAGGCTGTCAAGGCTTCCCCCAGCTCCGGGGGCGAGCATTGTAAGGAACTCAACAGCAGCAGCAACCTCGTGCTCGTTGTTTGATTGGAGACGAGACATGAACAGGGTTGATCGTTCGGACGGAAAACCGTTCGCTGCCACAACACCCGGCAGATTGTACTGCGCTGCTTCTGCTCTCGCAAAATACATGTTAAGCTCAGCGTTGTCTTCGTTGAATTCAAGAGGCTGACCATCCCATGAGTCCAGCTTAGCCAGAGCCTCGCTGCCTTCAGGAATAAACTGCCCCACATGCTGGCGCATACCAGCAATTTCATCAACGCCGACAGGAAGCAGCTCAAGATTAGCAAGCTCTGTACCGCTCATTCGGAATCGAGAGAAAGGGTCATGCTTGTAAGCCTTGTTTGCTCCACCGGGACCGGTTCGTTGGCCTGTAAAGTAGCCGCCATAAACCTGCTGGTCGCCGTTGTCTTTGAGATGGAGACGGGCTTGGCTCTGTCGGGCCGCTTCAAACCTATCACGAACTGTCTGCCTAAGAAGAATCTCTTCGGTAGAGGGGTTCTCACTTGTCAGGTTAAGCTCCCTAATAACTCTAGCCTCTTCACGGTCATAGGAATCAAAGCCCTGCTGATCTCGGTCAAGGAGCGCTCCAAGATTACCCCGCTGGTGAATAACACCATCACCTGTAGCGACAGGGATACGGGTTGCTTCTTGCAGTCGGACGATAGCAGCCTGAGCTGTGTTATCGACCGTCTTCTGTCCTGACTGTAGCGCAGCATTAAGCATTGCCTCCTGCTCGGCAGGAGCAAACACAAGACCGCCGTCGATCTCCATGCTCGCAAGGTCTTTGATTCGGTCAATGTCACCGCCCGCATCAATACCATAACGACCACCTGCCATGTTGGAGATGGTGCTGCGGATATGTTTGCGAACTGTTTCGACCTGTTGCTCAGGAGAAAGATGGCTCAGCTTTTCGGTCAGCGTGACACTGATCTGGGCCTCAAGGTCTCCGACTGTCTGGTCACCTAGAACTGTAGACAAGGTGTCTGCCTCTAGCTGCCGACCGCCATTGAAGGTGTTAGATTTTTCGATCTCTAGCACGTGGCCTTTGCGTAGTTTTTCGGTAAGGTTTGCTGACCACGTAATAATGTTGTGAGTCAGAACTTCTGCGTCGGCTTCTTCAAGAGAATCAAGGTCAGCAGCAGCAGCCATTTCCGAAAGAGCCCAGTCTTGGACACGACGACCAATGTTTGTACCGTCCCCAATAAGGGTGGCCTTAAGAGCCGGGTCTTCGTTCATCTGTGCAACAAGAGCAAGACCGCCCTTAGACACAGACATCTTTGCTGAGTTAAACTTCTGCCTGTACTCTTCTTTGTTAGTACGGTCGATAGAAGCATAAGCTCTTTTCCAGCTGCCTTCGTAAACGCTTGACTCTTCTTGGCTCGGGGCGTTGTTCATCCGGGTGCGAAGCTCTCGCTCACCCCACTCAGGACCACGCCACTCACTGTCTTCAATAATCTGCCGACGAACCTCGTCTGCTTTCCGAAGGCGTTGGTTCTGGAACGCTGCTGAGTGTCGGTTAAGCTCTCGCTCGACCTTGTTGTAGCTGCGCTCTTTCAACACCTTCAGTTCATTGTTAATCTGTGCGCGGCCTTGCGCTGCGCCAACAACCCCTCTCCCAAAGGTGAACATCGCATCTCTAAATCTCTCTGCCTCGGTTGGCTGAGCTGTTTGGTTACGACCGGGAGTTGCAACTCGCACCTGCGGAGCTGTGAAGTCTGCGGAGACTGATCCAACGCCCTTGTTGAGGGGAGTGCTATCTTCCTTACGTGCCATTATGGCTCCTAACCGAAGTCAATATCCCCCAAGAAATCGTTAATGTCGAATCCGGGGATATCTAGAATAGATGAAATGTAGTTCTGATACGATGATGGGGCGTTGACTCCGCCGCTGCTAATCTGCTGTGACCACTGATGCTGTCGCACCGAAGCCTCAGACAGTAGAGCGTTTGCGATGCCCATGCCCATGTTCATGCCCTCGACTCCGCCTTGAATAGCGGCGAGAACAGGGTCATCCATCATCACCTGATTAGCGGCGATGACAGCAATCTCCTTGTTGGCGGCGTTAGCCTCTACGATAGCAGCTTGGTCAGCCGCATGAGCAGCGGCTGCGCTATCGATTGCAAACCCTGAGCCAACTGAGCCACCGCCACGATAAGCTCGGGCGGCGGCCTGAGATCCAGAGAACATAGCCAACTCTCTGGCAATGTTTTGCCGTTGAGTGGTTTCTTCCAGCTGGATCTGGTCAGTGGCTGCGCTTACGTTTCCCTCCGCAATCTCTAGCCTGCGAAGGTTGCTTGAAGCGGTGGCGCGGCTGCTTAGTTCAGCAAAGCCGGTAGCCAGTCCGCCAATCTCATTTTGAAATTCTGCCATATTACCTCACAGGTGAGTAAGTAGGAACGAAGGTCGTATCGAAATCGCCGTCGATCCATGTAGTTGGAAAGGGGGTGTCATTGATTAGCTCAATGGTGGTGTTTCTAGCGTGAGCCATCACGCGGAACTGAAACTCACCGAACGATGACAGCGTGGTGCTGTCCAAAGCGGTTGAGCCAATGAAAGGTACATAGTAATTGTGGATCAAAGGAGTACGGCCCTCAGGGGTGACCCTGACCGAGTAACCTCCAGAGTCCCGGTGGCGAAGACGCATCCGAGACAGGTGGTTGTTACCGTGTACAGGAGCGCCCTGACCGTCACGAGCAAACTGCTCTGACATCTTGACGCTTGAGTCGTACTTAACTCCTACCAAACACTTGGCGGCTGTGCCGTCAGCGTTCCTTGACCAGTCCCCTGTTACGGTGACCTGTTGGTAGTGGTCTGTAACATCAGACTCATCGCCTGCACCCACGCCGATATCGTCAATAAACGTACCGGAGTTTACCACCGCAACCTCTGACCCAGCGGCCTTAATGGTTGCGGTGTCAAACAGAGGGCCAGCCACAACTTGGTAGTTGTCGGCAAAGCCGTTGTAGGGGAGGATGAACACTGTCTCGTTACTGCCGGGAATGTAGTCGCCATTGACGGCTACCTTACGGTCAGCGCGGACAGAGAAGTTTAGAGTCTGAGTGCCCTCGGTCTCCTGTGCGGGCGTGCCTAGGGGCTGCCGCTCAAGGAACAGGAAGGTTCCGTCCTCTGCGTCGTTACCAAGATTACGCTCCACAAGAATGTACAGGTAATCATCAAAGACTTCAACGGACCTGATCTTGGTAGCGCCGGGGTATGTCCACCGGAACCACGAGTTAAGCACTCGATCTTGTCCACTGTAGCTTGTAGTGTTGACATAGATAGCGTCTGGGTCCGCAAGGCTCAGAAGATAGAGCTGGTTGTGGGACGCTGATGCGGTCATCCAGTGAACCTCAGCAGGGATATACCCATGCACCCGTTCAGTCAGGTCTGCCGCGACGTTAGACACCTGATTGGGTGAGTAAGAATACTCCCAGAGCAGGTTCGATGCGTCACGCTCACCGGCAAAGAACATAGAAGACCCGAGTCGGGTAGGTTCTACGTAGTTAGCCGAGAAGATATCAGTAGAGTTGTACATCTGATATGATTGCGGGGTGATAGGGCCGTTGGCTCGTAGCTCAACCTGCCTTGCACCGTCCGTTATCAAGATCAAGGACTCTCGGAAGGACTCCAATAGCCGGATGTTTGAGATACGTGTGCCTTGGATCGCGTCATCGATAGGGTCTGCATCTGAGACCAGAGACACACTGTCGATCCAGAGGTTAAAGATGTCCCCTGCACGGCTGCTAACGATGCGCTCGCCTGAAGCGAACCACAGTCGTCCCTGATGGAAGGCGATATCGTCGATAGCATTACCAATGAAGGTAGGCCCAGGGTTTGTACCACTGTCACCTGACTTACGAGGTTCCCAATCTATGGCCTGAATTACAAATCGGGTGGTCCCGGTCGTAACGTACTTCATCAGCAAGGGCATAGTCTCTCGCTTAAGGAAAGAGTTAGGCAGCTCCGTTGGGAGGCGTTCAAACCATGGGGGCTGAGTAGTTGATGTAGCGTAGTAAAAACCCTGCGGCAGCCCGACATCATCATCAGTTGCGTACCAGATTCTATCGTCGGTAAAATTGTTACCGCTGTTGTTACTAATCAGGTCAGCTCGGGTGGGGTACGTGGCAGCAGCGGGCGGTGGGTGAGTAAAGTCAGACCATGCAGTTACGTTCTGAGCATAGTTCTGATTACGCACAAACGCATCGTCAGCTGCATTCTTGTAGTTAATAGCAACACCCTCAACCGCTGTAGTAACAGATCGGTTCAGGATAAACGTCCCGTCCTCAACCGTCAGCGTTCTGTATCGCTGCTGTGGGGTCTGGGTTCCGTTAGTCAGGTACGCAGCAAGAGCCACGACGAGTGTGTCATTGTCTCCAAGCCCTTGGCCGTCCACGCCACCAATATCGGTTTCAGTACCGTTTGCTTTAATTGCGTGTACAGGAACCTCAGCACCGGTGACGATGTTGAAGATCTGAATGATGTTGTTGGGGTCACCTTCTGTGCCCGTGCCTGCTGCCGTAGGGTTGATGATACCCATGAAGCGCTCCGTCTCGGATCGGTTGATCCAGAAGATATGAGCGTCCTCGGTCGGGTCCACCACAGGAAGGCAGCCGTTAGTGTCACCATCTGTACTAGGCGTAACGTGTTCAGTGCCCGCTCTCTTCGTGACTCCACGAGAAAGGTCAACGTCTACGTTTTCCATAGCGTCCATCTCAATAGCTGAGCGCTGGGCCATGGATACTTTGCTAACTCCCCCCATGAAGGAAGGAACACGTACAGTGGTGATAGGCATTATTGTCTCCGAAGGTCGTTATAGGGCCACGAGCGTTGAACAGCCATGCCGCTACGCTGGACATTACTACGCCCATCCTCGATTTGATTCTTAGGTCGGTAGCGCATGTCGTATGAGCGAGCGATTGCGCGGCTTCTTCCTGCCCGTTGCTCAAGTTTTGCGCCGAGGGTGTTGTCCCCTAGCACGGCCTCTTGATATTCAACAGCAGATTGGTCTACAATAGAGAACTGATAGGCAGCAGGAAGCTCCTCGAACGTAGCCCTCCACGTGATGCGGACATACGCCGTTGCTTCATCGGCCCCAGCACTAGAAAAGTCTGAGGTAGCTGGCTGGTGGTCGGCATCAAAGAGGTAGACGTTGCCGTTGACCTCCTTGTGGTAGTAGTTCTTCTGAACATGCTGGTTCCAACCCTTCACACCGAGCGTGTTGCTAGGCAAAAGAACCTTCTTATCAGCTCCTCGGGTAAACGAGGCTTCGGTCTGGTTCACATGAAGGCCGGTCATCTGCTCTCGGGTGAGAACATCGTCGAGAATCTGCTCGGCAAGGAGCGAGTCGTTCTGGGTAGTAGAACCAAGAGACGAAACGGGGTGCTCTCTAGCGGCCCGGAGGATCCGGTTGACCGCTTCAAGTTTAGTGAGATTGTGATCAGGCATTAGAGTGAAAACCTTCTTATATTTTCAAGATCGTCAAACGACAGCTGGCCTGTCTTGGTAATACCAGAGGTGTTACGGGCCGCAGACCGGCGTTCAAGGTTGTCGATCTCCGTAGCCTGTGAATTGTTGACAGCGACTACGGCTGAGATGTTGGATGTGTTCGTTGTGACCTGAGACTGGACGCTTGAGTTAGCGTTCAATAGGCGGCGGACTTCTTGGTTCAAGATTTTACGTATGATCTGCCGAATTCTAGACTCGGACGGACGATCATTCGTTTCACGAGCGCGAACTGGCATGGTGTTTCCTTACGTAATTAGCAGACCAAAGGCGGTAAAGGTACAGTCGTTATTCACGGCACATTGTACCGCGAGGTTGCCTGCCGCGTCGTTCATCGGCCAGTATACAGACAGGATGTGAGTTTCTCCTGCGGCGATTGGGATGTTCTTAAACAGCGCGGTTGCGTCGGCATAGGTCGTACCGTTATCATCTAGATAGATGCTATAGGTAGACACCCCTGCTGTGACATTGGCAACTGTCAAGTTTTTAATCACGGCTGTTTCGCCTGAGCCGGGAGAGTACATAGTGGCTGAGGATGCCTGACCGGCTGCCTGAGCAAGCTGCTTTTCTTGAATGGTAGCCATGAGCGCCTCCGTAAGAGTTAAATAAAAAAGCCCCCTAGATACCGAAGCACCTAGAGGGCGAGATGAGAGGAGAGAAAAGACCTACCCCCCGTGGAGGGGGATAGGCCCGCATATATTTAGTTGTAGTACCGGATTAACCGATACGTTCGATCTTCCAAGTACGGCTTGCAGCACTGAGCGCGTCAAGAATGTAGACGTTGCCTGCCTTCAGTGTCACCCCAGCGGTCCACGCAGCAGCGTGAGTCACGTTGGTGGAAGTAGCAACAAAGACCGTTGCCTTACTGTCCGGACCACTGCCGTTGAGGGTTGCAGCACCAAAGACGGTGGTGTCAACTGATGCCCGAAGATCGGTGTCATCGGCATCACTAGTAGCACTACCACCTTCGGAGGAGTCGATAGCCTGAGCTGCGGTCAGGTAGACACCTGCCGTGTTTTCGTAGATCACGAAGTCAGAGTAGTTCCAAGCACCAAGGCCGTCACCAGACGTGGTGGCCTGATAAGACACACGGTAGACACCGCGTGCGTCCTTAGAAACCGCGCCAAGGTCTCCGAGACCAGCCGTACCAGCAGTAACATCGGTAGTAGCGCTTGTGAGGTTAATCTTTTCGACAGACGTACCACTTGCGAGGAGGTTACGGCGATTCGCTGGTCGCTCGTCCCCAAGGAGAGGAGCACCATTCGTGTAGTTGTAAGTATCCATAGTTTAATCCTCCTTAAGGATCAGTCGTTTGAGATTTCGATTGCACACTCGGGACGAAGGGTTCCGCCACCGGTAAGCATCTTAGCAACGAAGAGATCGTTCTGGTATGAAACCTGACGGTCCATTTCAGCAGTGATTGCCATCTTCTCAACAACAGCGCAAGCGTCAGCTTGGAAGCAGATACCAACGGACTTCGTGAAGTCGCCCTGATACTTAGCCTCATCGCCGTCAGAGCTGTAGTTCTGACCGAACACCGGAATGTTCGTTCGATAGATCTGCATGCCGTTGAAGTCGATGCCCTGCTGGAAGTCGGGTGACATAACGGGGAACTGCTGCTGGTTGGCACTAGCTCCATAGGTTCCGTTGTCAGCCATGAACAGGGGGACTCGTCCGTTGTCGAGGTCGCCTGTGCTTCGCGGCGAACCGAACTGACGAATAGCGTGCCACATCTTAACGGTAGTACAGACAGTACGGTCGTTAAAGGGGACGCGCATTTCATCGAAACGGATCTGAATCGCATCAAGCGAGTTCAGGAACTTGCCCACATCAGCTTCAGTAGGAGCGGTAACAGCAGTTGCCTGCGAGTAAGCTCCCGTTGATGCAGTACCAGCGCCGTCAATACCGCCGCCGGGGAAGGCGGAGCTTGAGCCACCGTACATGGTGGTTGGGGTTTCGCGTGAGGCATTGATCAGAAGACGGAGGGTGTTCTGGTCCTGTGCTTCGGCAAGAGCCTGACCACATTCGTATGCCCAGTGCGAGCGTGACTCGAAGTGAGTCAGCATCTGGTCAACATCGTCAATAACGAAGTGCGAGACCATTGGACGATCATCAAGAGCGATCGAAAGCTCGGTGCTTTCAGCCGAAAGGCCGAGAAGCTGGGTGTTAGCGGCGTGGCGCTCAGCCCCGATACCGCCGAGGCGGGGGAACCTAGCCGTGTTGCCGGACATGATCTGCTGACGGCGGACCATTGACGAAATCCCGAGGTACTCTGAGTATCGGGTGAGAACTTGACCGCCAAATACGGGGAGGTAAAGGTCACCAACTGAAGGGCTGGCGAGAGCGGCGTTCTGTGAATATCTAATAGCGGATGTATTAGCCATTGTTAATTCCTAATGTTTGTTTAATGTAACTGACTAGCTTGGTTGTCCGCTCTCACTAGGTTGTCCACAACATGTGGGCCTAAACGGGCCGTTGCAAACTACGCAGCTCAGCCAAGAAGCTCGAAAGGCTTGGATGAGGGTTGTAGTGTCATAAAAAAACCTACCCCTTTTCAGGGATAGGCTTCATATTATCTAGGTCCGAGGTGTTCGGGAGGAATACCAGCGCTAAGCTGTAGCCTCATGTCTACCTTGGCTCTGTACTCTGGATCACTGATGTATTTCGGGTCGGACATTGCGGCGTGTTGTTCGCGGGGCGAAGTAAACGCTACAATCCTGTCTGCTGCTGGTCCCAAGGCTGGCTGTCCTGCTGATCCGGTGTCAACCTGACCGCTTGATTCAGCGCTGGCTTGGTACTTAGCATGAAGACCCTGAAGAATCATCAGGGAGTTAGGGCCTTTGAGACCCTGAGACATTGTGGCCTTATCAGCCTCGCTCAGGTTCGTCTTTGCCCACTCCATAGTAGCATCAAAACTTTCCTTGCCGCCCGTAATCTCGTAAGCGCTGTCCATGTCGGACTTCATCTTTGCCTGTCGGCCATAGGCCGCTGACGCAATGAGGCTTTCAGGCACACCGGCCTGCTTGAGGGCGTTAAAGGTTTCGGGCGTAATTTCACCACCCGTTGAAAGCTCTGTTTCTACCTGTTTCCACAGGTCTGAGCCTTCCGGTGCAGCAGGCCCATCAAAGGCTTCTGCAATACTGCCCGCATCAGCAGTGTCTTCTGTCTTCAGAGCCTGACTCGGGTCGGTGACAGCCTGAGGCTGCTCGTTTGCCGGGGGAGTTTCTGATACAGGGACACCACTCATACGTTGTTCCATGTGTAGATAGCTTTGAAGCAAGGCATCGCCATTGACGCTACCATCTTCGTTCTTAAACTTATCAGGAACCATAGCAGGGTTGTTCATCGCCACTTCCACATTAGCAACAGCCTTTGCTTCGGGCGTATCCGCAGGTGTTGGCGGAGTGTTTTCTTCAATCATTGTCTCTCCTTCATGTGTTATCTACCACGTCTTCTAAGGGGGTTCCATACCCCACCCGGACCGTAATAACCGGGGGGTATTGCGTTCGGTTTAGGTCTGTATGGTGGTCTTGGCCCCGCAGGAATAGACGTAGGTTTCTTTGGATCATAGTTAGGATTAGGAATAGGCACTACCGTTGGAATACTTGGAATCGGTGATCCGGGTATTGCGGGCATCTTAATAGGGAACGGTGTCTTAGGAGGGTTATTCCAGTTGGGAGGAAGCGCGGTAGGAATAAATTGATTATCCCCATGCGGTGTAACAAAGTAAAAGTCAGGAGAAAACTCCTGAGCGCTTCTGTTGTCTGGTCGGCGTGATGCCGTTTTACCCTTGGCACTCATGCCGCCTCTGCCTTTTGATGCAGAGGTCTTACCTTTGGCGGTTCTTCCGCCGCCTTTACGGCCTGCTTGGTTTGCCACGTAGATCCCGCCTTTCTTTGTCCCTCAGCTCACGGGCTCTGTCGCGCTCGTCTCTAATGCTTTCAACAGACTGTCCGGGCTTTCTAGGAATAAACCCATCATTGTTAGGGCCGTGCCACCATCCGGTGTACCCCGGACCAATGCCGGGAGGAATGGGCGCGGGATCTGGTTGGCTTCCGGGCTTGCCAGTACCATCGCCACTACCGGGGCCTTGAGGGTTAATTGGTTTTGTCCACTGATCCATAATGTCTTTGATCAAGTCCCTAATAGGGCGTGTCCTGTCCAATTCCCTTTGATATTCAGCAAGCTCGTGAAGAGTTGGCACAATATCTGGGCCGGGAGGCGCTACGGTAGGCCGTTTTGGCGGCGTGTTTTGAGAGAAGTTATCTTTAATGCCCGTACCAGCTGGTGGTACGACATTCAAGGGGTTCGTTTGTCGAGGGCCCTTGTTCCCCGCAGCCTTATTCGACGAGCCGCCGCTTCGAGACGCTCCCGCGCGGCCTTTGGAAGCGGACCCTTTTCCTCGGGTGCGTCCTGTTCCTTTTTTACTTGCCATAGCTGATCTTCTTTTTCTTAAGTTCCTTCTTCAAGGGCGCTTTCTTAGTCTTGGCCTTAGACTTAGACTTAGATTTTCCCTTTGACTTACCATAACTCTTCGATGCTTGGCGTGATGCCGCGCTTCTTTTAGCTGTATCACCACCACCACCGCGTCCTGCAAATCCGGGCATATCAGGTCTCCATGTTCATGCCGCCAGAGGCAGCGTTCTGTGCAGCAGCCATAGCTGCTTGCTGTTGTGCTTGTTGAGCCTGCATCTGTTGGATCTCTTCGTCGGTTCTAATACGACCAGAGGTTTCCAGACCCATTGACTGCCACCAGTCACGGGCGATTGCAGGCCAGTTGAATGCCTGCATTGCATCAGGCGGTAAGTTACGCATTCGTTCCATTGCGCCGTCGAGCTTCTCTCGCTCAGCTTCGCGCTGGAGGACTTCAAGACCTGCCTTGATTGACAGCTTGACAAGCCCTTGTTGGTTTTCAATTTCTTCGCTGATCTCTGGTGGGATAAGATTCTGCTTACCCATAATGTAGAGTGTCCAACGAACAAGAGGATCTTGTACCTCACGGCCTGCCATCGACAGGATACCTCCGAGCTGGCCTTCGAGATCCTGAGCATCCATCACTACCTCGCGGGCGGTGACTCGTTCAGCGTCTCGCGTAGCACGCTTGAGGAACTTACGGCTAAGGACGCTCTCCCTGTAGACAACAGCATCCTGTGTTGCGGCGACTTGCGCTGCGTTCTGGAACTGTAGTGGGAAAACGTCGCCGGGTGAGGTAGGTACAAAGTCACCGTTGACTGAGTCAAGGAGATCCTGTAGCTCGGTGATACCGGCAGGGTTTACGCCCCATCGATACTCCGCGTTGAGCAGTGTCCCGTCGAGCAGCGCCTTTGAAAGCGCGTCAACAGATCGGATATCACCGAAGTTGTCTTCGACGAGTGATGTGCCATAAGCCTCACCAATCATAGACTTCCAACGACAGGGCATCCACCGGCTAACCGGGGTGCTTTCAGGCTTGCCAACAGGACCATCTCGGAAAGACTGCTGCTTGGTGACTTCACCGGTTGCGGGGTCTTTGTGGACATGGGTGTACAGGGCTTCCCAGTCTTCTTCTTTAGAAAACGAGGGTGTCTCTGTCCCAGACTTTGCCCGAGACATGTACGGCTTAAGCTCTTCGTGGAACTCAGGCAGCACCATCTCTTTAATGATGATGTCAACCCAGTCACCCTCGTGCTTACGTCGGACAACGTACTGATCAGCACGGTATAGACGTGCGTTCAAGTCTTCGTCCATCTCAAGCAAGCAGTCACCGACAGTAATCAGGTGAGCATACAGGAGATTAAGCTGGGATCGTAGGTTGGTAGGCCCGAGGCGGCGCATGGTGTAGCGCCCGAAACGAGCCATGACATCCATAAGCTCTGTGTCATCATTTCCTTCAGGGTTGAAGGGCGTGACGTTGCCGATCTCAAAGATAGGCTGCCCGTTAAGAGGCAGCACAACGCCCATGATACGACTCGCAAGGGAGTTGATACCATCGGCAGAGGAGCTAGAGTAAGGGACATCAAGAGGTGTGTTAGTTACGCGCCCTTCCCAAGGCAGGATAGATGGGAGCGTCAGCATTGAGTGCTCGCGCTTTCTATCCAGCAGGGTGACACGGTCACGGTCAAGGTCTTCGTACCACTCCCTCAGGGAGCGTTCATTCTGCGAACTCATAGTCGCTCCTTAAGGGTTGTTCAGTCCCATGTTGAAACTTCCCCATGAAGAGAGGAAGCTGTTCGTCCCGAGGACGTGTGACTGAGGGTCAAAGTTAAATGCTTGTAGGAAAGCCATGGCATCGTCCATTGAGATGCCGCTACTGCCGGGGACAACCCTGTCAGGCACGTCCTGTAGCGTCTCGAAGACACCGCCAAGACCCTGCTGGGTTTGCCCTACGTTGCCGAGAATAGCAGCAAGATCCTGACCGTCAACGACACCATCGCCGTTAAGGTCAGCCGCCCCGCTACCACCCCATGAGCCGGTGACATAGTCCACGTCGGTCTGGTCAACCACACCATCGCTGTTCATGTCACCGCTGAGGGCGGGCATCCTTGGGTCACCGTATCTGTCTAGGTCTGAGCCTGACACTCGGTTGATATCCATAGCCATAGCTGCCGCTCGTCTGCGGTTAGCTAGACGGCGAGCGTTTTGGGCTCGGATAATACCTTCCTGTTGGTCGGGTTCCGGCAGACCCCCAACGATCTCCCCCGCCTCGTTCTTGATCTCCGCCATGTGAGCTTTCCTTTGTGTTCTGTTGTGAGTTGTGAACCGCTCGAAGGTGCGCCACGGTCTTTCTTATACCATGAGCCGTTGCAGCTGTCTTGAGCGCGTCCTCGCCAGTAAAGGTGGGACTGAACTCATACGATTTAATCATGAAGTCGGCCCATTTCTCTAGCTGTTCGACCAGCGATTTTGAAACAGTCGCTTCAATTAGTGGAAGCAAGTTCTCTGATGATGCCATCTGGTGTCTCCGATTCCAATTCAATGCCAAGCGATCCAAGCACCACCTTGACAGGTGACACGCAGTTCCACGCTGGCTTGGGCCACATCCTCAGTGCTCTCAACACGGTTCGGATGGGCTGGCCTTTCTTGTTCTCAATCTCTTTACACGCGGCCCTGAATTTTTCGGGGCTGTGGTCGGGCATGGACAGGCTCACGCTGAAGAAGTCTCGCTCCCTACCAGCTGCGTCCATCCACTCGTCGGCAATGTACGCTGCGCCTGTCCCCTTGATAGGTTGATCCCATATCACCCCGTTAAGAATCAGGACAATGTGGGAAAACTCCAGCTTACGAGCCCAGAAGGGGGTTTTTCCAGCCGCAGGGACCAGAGCTATTACCCCCAAAGACACTGGGGTATCATCATCATTCTCTATTACCCCCAATTCTCTTGCATTACGACTCATCTGTGTACCATCCTTTAGCTCTGAGATCCATAGGGATCACCTGTTTGGTGTCGCTATCCCAGTCCTCAGACTGGAGGATACGGGCACACACGGCCTGTTCCTGTGCTTCTTCATAGGTGTAGCCCGCCTCAAGGTAGGCTTCGACCACCAGCTGGGCACTAGGCCCACCCTCTTGGTTAAGGATCTTCTCAGCCTTAGCAGGCCCGACCCCCTTGATACCACGATACCCATCGACTGTGTCCCCTGTGAGCCACTGAAGCAGGAACAGGCGGAAGGCTTCGTCCTTGCCGACCCTAACAGGGGCCTCATCTTTCCGAGGGTTGAGATGCCATCCGGGGATGGTTCTCAGATCCTTGTCAGACGAGATCAGGACAAGGTGCTGGGCTCTAGGCCCGGTCCCAAGGATGCCCATGATATCATCCGCCTCCAGCTTGGGCAGGGTGATGGTCTTACCTACCGACTCAATAGACTTACGGGCTGCCCTCAGCATGGCTGGGGCCTCAGCTGTCCGGTTCGTCTTGTAGGGTGGGTAGGCATCTCTCCTGAAGTTGTCCTCTCTGGAGCAGCTGAAGGCAAAGACAGCGTGCTCGCAGCCTGCCTTCTCTAGCCACTCCTCAAGGTTCTCCTCAATTCTCTCGATCATCTCGAACTGGTTGGCTTGGTTGTCTTGTGCCCATGCGGCCATACTGTACACCAAGTAGTCAGCGTCTACTACTGCAATCATCTTAACACTCTCCTACTGTGTTGACCATTTGAATAGCCAAGCTAGACACAACAGCCTTGAAGCTCTCGACATCGTTGTCTGAGTTGTTGGATACGGTGGTGTCGAACAGCTCGTCCTCGAACTCGCCATTCTCATACAGCCGAGCCAGCCTCTCACTGTGGTGCTGCCTCCACTCTGCGTCAAGATCCTTAAGCCTGCTCTGAGCAGAGACAAACACAATCTTACCGCTGTACTTCTTGACAAGGGCCAGCTCATTCTCGTAGCGGATGTCGTCGATCAAGACAACACGCTCGTGCCAGTTGTCTGAGCCAATGGTAGATGCCTCTTGGTCGGCAATGTCATCCAGCCTATCGGCCATCAGGTTGACCCACCACTCAGGGCTTTCTTCTCTAGCTGTCTCGCCTACGAACTGGCAGAACTTACGATACAGGTGGTCGTACTCGCCGTCCTTGACGAAGCCAAGGGAGTGGGATGCGTCCTTGAGCGGGCCTGCAAAGTGCTCAAGGATCGGTGTGTAACCCTCATCGAACAGGGCTTTTGCCATAGCGATAGCCGCCGTGGTCTTACCTGACTTACCCATACCAGCCAATGCAATGATCTTCATTACTAATCTCCTTAGTGGGTCTCTGCCCAAGAGGTTCCGATCTTGTATTCTCCGTCAAGGGGGCAAGCAAGACGAAGTCTCTTGCCCGCTTCTCGAATGGATTCAACAACCATCTCTCCGACCTCGGTTGAAATATCTGGGTGTGCTTGCAGCTGGAACTCATCGTGAGCCCAGAGCATAAAGAAACATTTGGTTCTGTACCAGCCACGCTCTTGTAGCTTGTTGGCTAGAGCGCACATAGCTACCTTCATAACGATAGCGCCATCGCCCTGCAACAAGACGTTGAGTGCTGAGTGCTCTGACCTAACAGGCGCGTGCCTGCCATCCAGTAGGGGAATAAAGCTACGCTCGGAAGCGCACTGCTTAGTCCAAGCCGTGAGCTTTTCTAGCGCAGGGATCTTAGACATGAAACGATCACGAATCTTACCGCCCTCACGTGAGCCCTTGCCTACGATTGTTCCGATCTTACCATTGCCTGCGCCATACAACGTAGCGTAGATGAACGTCTTGGCATCGTCACGGGTAGGAAGATCCGCAGCCTTCTGGTTGAGGGTGTGGATGTCGCCATCAACAACCTCTCTAGCATACGAACCCTTGTCCCACCTAGCTAGGTGATGACCCAACATACGCAGCTCAAGGCCAGAGGCATCGCCGCCGACCATGTGCCAGCCTTCTCTAGGCTGCCAGAGTGAGCGGCACTCCCAGCCATAGCGGCCATCATAGCCACGAGCAGAGCCGAGCACCTTAGGCACGGCTGTCTGGTTAGGCTGGCTGTGGGTAGCGCGTGACGTAGCGCAGCCGCAGGGGTTGATCTGAGGGTGGATGATGCCGCCACCCTCTCGGGCACGGGTACTCCAGTCAGTCAGATGTTGTAGACGTTTGTCGCACATCTGTATCTTGAGGAGTAGCTTAGCCTCGGGGAACTTAAGCGTCTTGAGTACATCTTCTCCTATGCTCGGGTTGCCTGCCTCGGTGACAGGGGCTGACCAGCCATACGAATCACGTAGTCTATCGGCAATCTGCAAGGACGAACCAGCATTGAACGGGTGCGTCTTGGTCTTGAGCGGGCCAGCGACCAGCGTCTTTCGGATAGCCGAAGGCGCTGATGATTTGGTCCGGTACTGATTACCTTGATCGTCAGTGTAGTACGACACGGTCTTGAGCGTCTCGATACGTGGCGGGAACGCCTCGTGTAGTTCGTCATAGGCTGTAGCTTTCTCTATCTCTAGTCTCTGGATAAGATCCTCGGCTGAGGATACGTCGATGTGTACGCCGGTGTCTTCCATGTCTGACACAATAGTAGCGACACGATGCTCTAGCTTGGACGATGGAGTGAACTGCTTTGCAAGCGGTGCGATCCAGAGGAACAGCTTGTAAGACACAAGCGTATCCTGAACACAATACTCTTCCATCTCTTGTGACCACTGATCCCAGCCACCATCGTAGTCACCCTTGTAACAGCCGAGGTGGTTACCTAGGGCTGCCAAAGAGTTGCCACCATAGGGGTGGTTCTTTCTGTCAGGCCAGAGGAGACGAGCCATAACAAGCGTGTCAACAACACGGCCCTGCACCTCACCACCGTACAGGCGGCGGAGGACAGGGAGGTCATAGCCTATGATGTTGTGGCCGATGACTGCATCAGCAGCCTTGAGCCTGTCCCACCCTTGCTGGATGGTATCCTCGTTAGGGTTGTTGCGGTAGACAAAAGCAACCTCGGGGTTGTCAATGTCCCGAAGGACCAGCAAGTGTACCTTGCTGGCCCCCGGAACGGTTTGACCCTTACGGTTGATAGTAAGATGGTTGAGGCCATCCGCCTCAATATCGAATACGTAACGCGGCATGGTCTCTCCATTTCTTACTTAGGGCAATCTTTGTTGCCGGTGCAATCGTAGTTACAGTTAGTGTTGGCGTTGTGAATAAAGAAGTTCACTGCCGTCTGAAGCTCATTGACCTTGGTGATCAGTGCCTGCATATCTTGGTAGACATCGAAGGGGGAGAACTGGCTCATCTGCCAGCGGGGTTCTTCCTGATCTGTTACGTTTCTAAGATATGGCAACGGCGTGTGCTCAGCCTTAGGCTGTGACTTCGCTGATTCCTTGGGCGCGGGCTTCGAGTTCTTCGTCGAAGGTTGATCCTGTGACATCTGATTCTCCTTGCGGTTCTGACCATTCTGCTTCCACCACGCGGCGGGTAGTCTGATCTAGTTTAAGTGTGCCGACAACACCTGTCGCACCATGGAACCTACCCTTGAGGGATCGGACCTTGATGATGTGACGTTCTTCTGGGTCATCAGCTTGCTGGTTGCGTTCGATAGCAATAACACTGTTAGGTACAGAGCCGAGTGACCCTGACCCACGAAGGTTGTTCATGGTAATCTGACCGCCTTCTTCAGCAGCCTTACCATCCAACCTGTTGAGCTGAGAGACAACGTCGATGTGTACGCCAGTCCGTTGCACAATAGAGCGCAGCGTTCTCATCGTCTCATCGATACTCTCCCGCTCACTACCACCCTTGGACATGCCTTGGACAGCAGCCGTGATGTGGTCAACCATGATAACATCGCAGCCGAGACCGGCGGCCATATACTCCACACGTTGGAGGATACTACCGAACTCGTTAGTGCCGTGATGATCATAGACATACAGCCCGGTGTGACCGAACCACTGCTTGGCTTCTTGATACTCCTCATCGGTGAGGTTGTCAACGAAGCCGAAGGATACAGGGTTGTTACCCTCTGACTCTAGCAGCTGGTTAAGCTCACGCCCAGCCCTGATCTGACGCACAGGCTTGTTGACTCTGAGAGAGATCAGGTCATCAAGTGTCTCCTGTGGTGTCTCTTCCAGCATCAGCACGCCTACCTTACGACCGTGGCAGAGGTGATCATACACCAGCTCACGAATGATAGTAGACTTACCAGAACCTGTGCCGGATGCGATGAGAGTCATCTCACCGCTGCGTTGGCCCATCAGACCAGCCGTGATGGATCGCCATGGGAATGTCCACTGAGACTGACTGTTAGTGTCAGCTCCGGTGATGTCATTCACATGGAGGATACCATCAGGCTGGTATGATCTCGCCTCGTAGAGGGCCTGAAGAAGCTGGCCGCCTTGGTTAGCCCTGAGCATGTCATTGGCATCCTTCATTGGAAGGTGAGCGATGCGGGCTTTACCGGGCGGCAGGATCTCGGCACACTTCTGTGCAAAGAGGCGACCGGGTTCGTCACTATCAAAGCAGAGAACAATCTCCTCGTAACCTGAGAGGAACTCAAGGTTAGCGCGGATGCTTGCCTCGCTAGACTGGACACCGGAGGGCAAGGAGACAACAGGCCAGCGGTTCTTTTGTAGAGAGGAGATGGTCAGGCAGTCAATCTCACCCTCGGTGATGACGATGCGCTTGCCTGTTCCTGACCAGAGCCACTGACCATAGAGAGGTAGGCTGTCAACATTAGCCTCGCCTCTCCAACGGAAATCCTTCGGCTTCTGGAACCGAAGGTGCTGGGCCACCATCTCGCCATCCTTCCAATAGTCGGAGACATGGATGGTAGACCCTTTGTAACGGGCCATTGCCGACCCGTCAGGAGAATCAAACTTGCACAGCCTGTAACCAAACAGGCGGCAAGTCTTCTCATCAATCTTGCGGGCACTGAGCGCCCGGTACTCGCCCTCGATAGGGCGTGTCAGCTTCTCGCTGATACGCTTGCTCGGCCCTGTCTGTGTGTCACCATGCACATGGTAACCACAGGCAAAGCAGTGCGAGCCCTTACCTTCTGGGTAGACAACCAAGTTGTCACCACTCTTATCCTTGCCTGCCTTACGGCATTCGGGACAAGCCTCCTTGCGAATTCTTTCTTCGGACATTCTTACTCCTCTCAATACGAGTAGTCCAAGTCAGCGTCTCTTCATCAAACGTGGTAACAACTATAGCCTCGGTCGGGTCAACCCCGTGCCGTGACATGAATGCAGCAGCTACGTCCTCAGTCTTATTGAGGTGAGCATTGTATGCTCGCTTCATGTGCTGCTTTAGGTAAGCCTCTTCAAATATGTTCTTCATCGATATCCTCCACGATGAGTTCGACACTACCAATGTCTGCGAATTTTTTAACAACTTCTCCAAGCTCTGTCACTTGCACGTCATCTCTCCATACCAACTCATTGCATGAGTCAAACAACGCCTTAAGGTAGTTATCGATATCCCCACGTGGGTGGGAGAGCTTCGATGTCTTAGGTTTCTTTACCAGAAAGGAGGCGCTGACACGTAGCCGATCAGAGAGGAGAGGGCGGAATCCCATTCGGAACTCCGCTACCTCCTCCTGAAAGGCTTTGCGATATGAAGAGTATGTCTTCCCGTAGTAGGTTCCATACTTCGATACCCTTGGGCGTGAAGCAGGTACGGGCGCAGTGTCAAACTGGAAGTAGTGCGTGTTGCCTTCCTTCCGGTACTGCATTAGACAAGCCCATCCAACAGGTCATCGGTGTCATCAGAGAACGTAGCTCCCTCTGCCTCGGGCAGCTCATCAGTAGTGGATGACTCCTCCACGAACGATGACTCGCTACCAAAGGTAGAGCCTGCGCTTGCGGCGAAGTTACACTTGAGCTGCTGGACAGCGTTGAGGTATGCCTTGATACCGTAGTCACCGTTGATCTCCCAGCCCACAAAGCGAGCCTCGACACGGCAGGTGTCGCCGCCGTAGATCTGGGTGTCTTCTTCCTGCCCCTTGGCATTGAAAGTCTTGACGGTGTTAGGCACTGACTCACCGTTGCGTACCTGCATAGCGTTCGCAGTGAACTCCATGTAGGGTGCGCCGACCGGGTCACCAGTACGCTCGTTCATCTTAGCATCGACAACCTTCATAGGAATCTTGCCGTCCTTCTCAGGCACACCCAGCTCAGCTGTGTGCAGCTTACGAAGAGCCTTGATCTTAGTGCTGAAGTCCTTGAACTCAGCGTCATCCTTGTCGAAGACAAGCGTGATACGGAAACGGTTGCGACCATAGGTCGAGTCATCGGGTGAGCCGATGTAACAGTATCGGGCAGTGCCGACAGGGGTGCGGACAAGGCCGCCTTCAAGGCGCGTCATGTTTGCGCCGCCGGTTCGTTTAGCCATTAGACATTCTCCTTCTGCAAACTCTGTGGAATACTTGGCTTTGGTGTATTGTCAGATTTCATTAGACGATTAGCCAAGTGTGATGTGAGGGCAAGACCGTATACAGAACGATCATGCCACTCGGTAATATCTGCGCCTGAACTAATGACTGACTGGACAATACCAGCAGCCCTGATACGCGCTTCACGTTCAATGTTAGAGGTCAATATGTTCTCCCGTAGTTCCAAAGTAAAAGGACCAAGTCACGGCCATCAACAGTGCCGTCATCATTCAGATCACAAGACTCAGATTGATCTGTGATCGGGCCGTAGCCCCACCACTGCATGAGTATAACTAGATCAGTGCCGTCAACCTCTCGGTTGTCATTGATATCAGGACACCGCCGCATTACTGCGTCAGTGAATGTCCCGCAGCTCGGGTCATCCTCTAGGATAGTGCAGTCAATCCAATCAACACACATGCAAGAGCAGTTGCCCCAGTTCGATAGCTGTATTGCAAAGTCAGCGCCGTCAACAATACCGTCATCGTTGATGTCGGCAGCGTTGTTAGTAGTACCAAACCTGCTCAACATAACAGCGACATCTAAGCCATCAATTACTTCGTTGGTATCTAGATCACCATCGCAGGCTGGGCATGACCCAAGTGCAAGGGATAGGAGGAAAGACGATATCATAGTGCGCGTCCCTTCAGTAGTGGGTGGATAGGATACTTGTCTCTCCCGAACCTCTCGCCCTTACCACTAGGCATAGCAATGAAGCGGGTGTCGGCAGGGTTCTCGGTGTCGATGAACCCGCAGCCCAGTACACTCTTCTTCTTGTTTGCCTTACCGTATGAGAAAGCATACAGCCTGTCATCTACTAGGCAGCCAGTGTCCATACCAAACCAACGCTTGGTTGGGTTAGCAAACCAGCGGACACCGCCAGCTGAGTGGATGTGCCCCATGACTGAGGACATACTCATCTCTCGGGCTAGGTTAGCAGCGGGCTGTAGCCCCGACCTACCTGTGCCGTGAGTAAAGTACACGGCGTTGATGCCTGTACCGATGATGACCTCGTCAACCCATGACCATCGGGGTGTCTGCCACACACTGGCATAGTCCTTAAGGTATGACCCCGGCACACCAGCTGACTCAGCCATACGCATAGGCCGTGCATCATGGTTGCCGATGGTGACCACCGCATCAGGGTAAGCATTGTACCAGCGCTGCACCCCTTCGAGAGCAAGCTCGTACTCATCCTTAGGGCCGGGTGCGGAGGCGTGCTTAGTCCATGTCGAGATGCCGTGGTGATCCACGATATCTCCGATGAACACAACGCTATCAGGCTGATTCTCTTGGGCAACCCAATCAATAAAGTCCATACTACCGGGGTGAGCAACAGGCTCATGAAGGTCAGGTATCACTAGAATTCTTGGCATCTTCTTCTCCTTGGTGTCTCATCGTGGTTTCTAGATACTTAACCATCTCATGAACATAGTGATTAAGCGCCTCGGTTTCTACGTGGTTCCTTGGCGGGCCAGCGGCTGCGAACTGAGCGGGGTAATCATACTGCCCCATCTCAGCCCAATGGATCTCCATCAACCTAGCAGCGTGCTCTTCAAAGCACGAGCCGCTTGACTTGCGCCATCCGGGTAGAGCAATGGCAGCCTCGCAACTACTCAGCGCAAAGATATCAATCGGTAAGGCGTACTTATACACCTGACCCATACCCATTCTGGTGCGTGACTCAATGTCGATGGTGCTCTCAAGGAAGTGAGGTGAGATTGCGATGTGCCCCATCTCAGTGATCTTCTTCCAAGCTAACTCGAATGACTTGCGGTTGAAGTCGTCGTCAGGAAACGCACCCATTGGACCGGCGATATAAATTCTCATCCCCATTCCTCCTCTTCCTCTTCGGGTTCGGTGATACGCATCTCAAGGATGCAGCATCTAGGTATAATTAAGTAAGGGCCTACCTCTGTCTCATGGTAGTTCATAGTAACTACGATGTGATCATCTGACTCTATTAGCAGGAAGCCTGCCGTCTTACAGAGAAGATCCTTTTCCGTTAAAGCCTTACATTCTTTGAGCACCTCTTCACGGTTGTTCCATGCAGAGTTGCACTCGGTTGTGCTGTCTATCCACCGCACGTAAACTTGTTGTAGTTCAGGCAAAGATGTACTCCGATTGGAGAACCTCATTGAGATCGAAGTTCCCTTGTGCTGGTGGGTCACCGGGATCTTCTCCCGTCTGTGTCTCCACCTGTTGTCTAAAGTCTTCTAACACGTTGCCGCTGTACAGGTTTACAAACTGTTGGCGCAGCACATCCCTGAGGGTATCGACATCACACGCATGAGTACCGAATGAATCGTGAATCATGAGCCACGAGTCAACACCCTCGTCAACACCAGCAACGACAGTCATCATCAGATGAGTAGCGTCGAGAGAGTGTACAAAGTTAGGGGGTAGCCCTGTCCTCTGCTTGGATGCACGCACCCCACCCTCACGGTGAGGTGACTTGAAGATGGTCTCTCCATTGAGACACCTGACCCTCGTATCCTTGAGCTGGCTGTATGGGTGACGCACTAAGAAACCACTAGGCGTGCGCCATTGCAGTAGAACATCGTGCTTGTTAGCCACAGTGGCACAGTGGCGCAGCCAATCCATAGCCTCGGCAGCACCTGTGATGTTCTCTCGGATAGCTTCCCATATCTTCTTGCCCAGATATCTAGAGGCAGCGAACTGGTTAGATGCCCAGTCAACATGACCATCCTCGATGAGGTTATCTCTGAGCCCCTGCTCTGTCACACCATACGGGTACGTCATCGTACCTCGCTTGGTAACCTTGCGTGTGATCTGGTAGTCAAGCCACTGCTGAGGTAGAGACAACAGGGTTGTGCCTACGTCCGGCTTGTCTGACCACATGCTTCCAAAGATTTGTGGGCCTTCTATTACCCCCGATTCTATTGTCCTACAATCCTCATTAACCTTACATTCCACAGCATCAGACACATTCTGATACGGATCACTGGGCTCGGGTAGGTCTGTAAGGTTTACAAGAGCTGCGCCTTCTGCATCTCTAAGCATAGCAGAGAAGTGCTGAAGACCTGAGTTGCTACCGTCTACGTTGACAGGCAGGTAGCTGATGTAGTTCTCTACACCACCCTCATAGTTACGGGCTGCGATGATGTCAGCTACCGTAGCTAGTGCCTGCCATGGTTCGTCGGCATCAGACCAGAGCCGCTTGCCTGCCTCAGACAGGGGGTCGAAGTCAGCAGGTGCGTCGAGCATCAGCTTGGTACTGAACTCGACACGCTTCTGGAATGATACCTTGTCAACACCCCAGCAGTTAGACAGCCTGATCATAAGCCAACGCATACCACGCTTGCCTAGCTTCTTACCGTCACCGAAGTTAAGCAAGCCGCGTGCCATGTCCGGTCCCTGTGGCTGCAAGAATGCCGGGATAGGATACAGCCTAGACCTGAAGTCGTACTGCCAAGGGAAGAAGAAGACACGGCGACGATACTTAACAGCTGTCGCCATAGTCTTGAGGAACTGTATCCTCCTGCCGACAAGCCGTGCGTTCTCACGGTACACCTGCTCTGCCTTGACCCGCCACTCCCTGTCATCCTCGACATCAGGTCGGGGTGGGATAGGTAGATTCTCAGCAGGCGGCACACCCATACCACCACCATGCAACCAGACATGCTGCATGGTAGACAACACCACCGGGTTGATGGTGTATGGTGTCTCCTGTAGCGCATTGATAGCACGGTATGGTATGTCGCCGTGATCACGTGGGTCACCTGAAGAGGTGTCACCGAGCCCTGACTTGACCATGTTATGGTAGCGTGAGAGCACAGTGTACCCGCCGTTGACATCATTCGACCACCGGTTAGGCGGTACAATCATAGGCTCGTACCGTGGTGACAAGAGTTCAAGGTGATCATCCATACGGCTGATGCTTTCCATTGCATCATCAGTCAGGTAGATCTCCTTGCGGGAGAAGGGCTTGCCATGCGGGCCACGCCCTGTGACAACACGTGTGCCGAAGATACCACTGTCAGTGACAGCTAGATCCAACAGCTTAGCACCGATCAAACGCTTGCGCTTGATACCCCACCGATCAGTACAATCCTGATCGATCTTCTTGAGGGCAGCACGCAGGGATCTACTATCCCACCGCTTGATGCGTCTCTCCATCACAGCCTTGAGCTTCGGCGCTTCACGTTTGAGAATGGTGAAGTGTGTCTCCTGCTCAATGTCTCTGCCTATCTTAGTGACTGCCTGCTGAGGGGAGGTGACACCACCATCTGCCATCAAGTCTATCATCGACATGATGGAGGCAGCAGCAAGGACACGTGCATCCATGTAGATGAACACGTGTCCCCACTGATTCCCTCCCCGCATACCTCTACCAGCCACGACCTTGGAAGTCTCTACCTCAATAGCGGACGTAAGATTCTCTGCTGCCAATCCAATAAGCGAACGACATGATGCCCGCTTGGACATCGGTTGTGCTTTAGTATTCTCCTTGTATCTTAAGATCCCTGCGTCTAGAGACTTCATCTCTAGATCTTCTTCTTCAACAAACAGCGCAGCTTGCTGCTGCGGGGTCAGCGAGTTCCAATATCCCATTGAGTCTCCAGACTTAGGCTCTGACGTGAGTGAATCCAACGAACACAACTTGGTGGTTGTCAAGGTCAACACCCGCTGCCTCAACATGTGAGGTGAGGATGTTCATGAAGTGACCATACCGGCACGTCCTGATGCACTCAGGCTTGCGACCATTCAGCACACGCTGAGTAGGGATCGCAACAGTGCGTCTCTGGAACACGTTACCACCGCTCGACCAGTTAGGCAGGATGCCAACGGCCACGTTCACCATCATCTGACCACGGTCAGCATCCCAGTATGACAGGTTGTTGATCGTTCCGACAGTGAGTCGGGGGTAGATCTTGACACCATTGATATGGGTAAGGTTGTTGGTGTTGTCTTCGGGACAGATCATGGTGTTCAACAGTTCACGGTTATCAGTATCAATCATCATCGAGTCATCTCCTCATTGAGAACTTGAGTAATACAAGGGACGGACAATCGCCCCTCGTTCATAACAATACCAGACCAGACAGCAGCTTGGAACTCTGCTGGTGTGATGCCTAGGATGTAAGCACCGTACCTGATACGGCGCTCCACACTAGAGCGGACACGCTTGTTGCTGAAGCTAGACTGTGGGATACCCAAAGCCTTAGCCATCCACGTGTCTAGCACGATGGCTGTCGTGTCACCCTTGAGGGCGGCAGCAAACTTAGATGTCTTGGGCCCACGAATCTCACCGGTTCTACGGTAATGCTTGAGGGCTGCATGTGTAGACTTGATCAGACCAGAGGACAGCGTGCCTGTCTTGAAGTAGTCGATGGTCACACGTACATTACGGGCAACAGAAACACGAGGCGATGTGATAGACAGCACATCAACCAGCTCGTCGAAGTCAATGTCAAGGAAGTCAGACAGATCCATCAGCGAACCCTCGGCTCGTGTGTACCAGTCACGATGATCCCACCCTTGACGGGCAAGACGAATCAAGTAGCTTACGTTTCTCATCACAATCTCCTAGCAAAGGGGGTCGAAGTCACCCCACTCAGTAGTCTCTGAAGGATGACCATCATCCTCATCCCAGTCATCGCTGTCCTCGTCATCGAGGAAGGACATAAACTCACGCCAAGCGTGCAGCATACCAGCAAGTGTATCACACTCGTGGTCATTGTCATCGAGCCAGTTCATGAACCGATCAGCCAGCTGCTCGCTGGTCTCACCGCACTCACGTGCTGTCTCCTCTACCATCCGGGTTGTCTGAATCTCATTGATCAGATCCTGAATCGTCTGTCGTTGGTCTTCCAAGTTCTCTCCACTCACGGCGCATCTCCTCTCTCTCCTCATCAGTGAGGTTAGGGTCAAGCATCTTGTATCCTAGCTCGTATCGACGAGCATGTGTGGGCCGGGTTGCGTCACCCTTACCTGCCCCGTTGCTACCACGTGTAGCCTTGGGCTTACCATAGAAGGAGTCGAACTCCTTGCGTCTGGTCTTCCCAATCTTGCTGCGTCTGGTAGATAGTGAGTCCGCCTTACGGACAGGGTCAACTCCATCACTCATGTACTCGTACTCCCAGTTGTTTCTTGGCAGCCACACCGAGAGCATACACTCCCGGCTCTACCTCTGTCTGATTGTTGACACCGGGCACACGCATCTTGAGGTGATGCTCCAGTGTCCTAGCCTGCTCCTCTGCATTGCGTCGAGTGTCGGCAGTCACATGGCACAGCCCTTGCTGAATCACCACGGTATGCACAGCCTTCTTAACTCGTCGCGTCTTCGATCTCTTGTGTGAATTCGTTTTCATTCTCGATACCTTCCCAAAGTTTGAACATGTCCATGTCATTGAAGTAGTTGAACCAGTGCTTCCACCCAAGCCGAGACCCAAGCCGGGGCTGGCTAAGATCATCCTCCATACACCACACGGTGGGTGGGTGCTTGTCATCACAATCTCTCTTGATAGCTACCTCACAGGGTCTGATGTTGGCGGCATCTATACCGTCGATGCGTGTGTCGGTCCTCTCATAGTGACCATAGGTTTCTTCAACATCAATCGAAACGTCAAGCGTCAGGTCCATGTCGAGTATGGCTACGATGTAGCCGTCATTGTATGTGTAGTGTGCCATCTGTTCTCCTTAGACAAACTCAATGCGAACGCCGCTGGTCATCTCCCAGTACACGGCTTCCTCACCCGTCAACTCCTTGACACGCTCGATGAGATCCTTGATCTGTTGGTCGTGGTTGTCGGGCGCACTCAGTGGTGCTTCGACCCAGTCATACTGGCGCATCGGCTCTCTGAAGTAGTGGTTCCTGCCGGTCCAGCCACCAGTACCCTCGATGAGTGTCCACCCTCCACTCAGATCAGCCAGCGTGTCCTCGATGAGTGCCGCAGCCATACCAAACTGATGACGGGCGTACTCATCTCTCTTGGCGGCGGATAGATTCCACCCAATCCTGATCGTGTGCTTCTTAGCTATCACTCGTCACCTCCCTTAACAAGAGTCTTGAATCGGTTGAAGTAACGACGAGCCACGTTGGCCGCGCACTCTGCCGCTTTGTAATACCCTGTGATGTGGAAGTACAACAGCAGCCGCTCATCGGACACGAGACTCCGCTCCACCACATCGAGGGGGATGGTGACCCAGTGATAATCGTCGGTGCTCAGCACCTTCCAGTGCAGCTCAATCATCTCACGCCCCTCCTCCACGTATGACCTGAAGGTAGTGACGTTGATTGCATCCACGCTGCTGGGTGAGCACATAGACTGGAGACAGGTGATATCCCAGTCATACTTGTCACCGTCGATCTGAGCCTTGTCTTCCTTGAGGAAGCTGGTAAAATCTTGCATCTCATTCTCCTTCTTGCGATTCCTGCATGCCCCCTCGAACAGTCCCGCTGACTGCTCTACCTCATGAAACAGGGGGTCGATTGGTTCGTCATCTTCAATATCCATTGTAATCACCCCACTTGTCAAGCGTGTCCATGAAAAAGTTCTGACTCGGAGCACCGTAGTCACACAGCACCTCACCGGGGTACTCGTAGGGTGTGAACATGATCCTACCCACGTGCTTGCAGTCTTTCTCGAATGACACCCACGTCACCTCAGCAGCGAAGATCTGATCGACCAGACCATCGACGTAGGCTGAGAACTTCTCATTCTCACCCGGCACGTACTGCAATTGGTGGGGCTCAAACCCCTGACTCATCACAGCAGTGAGCACCGATGCCACCGCCTCACGTTGCTTCATCCAGTCATTGTCAGCCGTTGGTTCGCGCATCGCTTGCTCCCATTAAGATTCTCTCTCCCCTGTCCATGGCCTGCATGGAGTGAGGGAACTTCAGTTTGGATGTCCATTCAATGATGTGGTTCGCACCACGATCCCAGTGCAGCATGATGGTCAGCTTGATGTCACCATCAGCGTTCCGCCATATCCTGAAGGCGTGACCATTCAGTCTGTACTGAGCGATCAGCCCGTTCTTTCTGCCATAGCTCATGCGTTGTTCCTCTCATGTATGGGCTGCTAGGGGGCCGTACCATACGTCTCACCCTAATCTTCCAGCCCGGATCGATCCATCGGGGGTGTATACTCCCCTCTATTAGCCCCAATTCTCTTGCATCTCATCGTCAGCATAGACCACAGTCACCCCGTTGGTGCGGAACTCTATCCGCCTAGCACCATGACGTGCTAGCTCTTCAGCTAGCTCGTTACGCTCTCGCTTGAGGGACTCCACCTCATGGAGTAGCACCCTCACCCAATGCTGGAGGGTTTGACAGCTGTCAATCAGTTTCCTCAGTGACTCGCTCATGATCTCACCTCTTCCTCGTCGATTTCATAGTCGAGGAACTCAAAGCCAGAGAGCTCATACGTTCCCTCTTCCTGCCGCTCTTCCCTGAACTCAGAGATCAGACATCCCTGCGCCACAGCCTCAAAGAGGGTATCGAAGATGCCGACCGTATAGCTGGTATCCTCATACGCACCCTCTCCCCAAAGACCAGCGCAAGGATCCCATTCTTGACCATGAGACCTCAGAATGTACACCGTTTGAACTGTCAGACCAGCCATATCACTCACCTCTTCCCTTCACAATAGCACAATGAAACACCAGAACACCAGACGACCACTCAATCCCGACTCCCCCACCAGACCCACAGTACCACCATGCACAGCATGACAGTACAGAATCCACCGAATTGGAGTAGCTCAAGCGTACCATCACCAGTGAAACCAGTCACAAATTCTTCAGTCATATCATACCCTCCAAGGTAAAAAGAGACGGTGCGGGAGTCTCACCCACACGTCCCTGCGAATCGGGCGCTTACGCCGCGATGGATCGGAACACGTTCACGTTGCCCGTGAGACGCTTGTCATTCTCCACCGCATGCACAATCTGCGTAGCATGATTCTGGATCGAGACCGACCAACGGTTCCCGTCCTTGTCCTCGCATGCCACTTGAGCACGGCAATCGTCACCAGCGGACCCGTCCAGAATGGCACGAGCATTATCAGCCTGTGCCGCCATGAGCTCCTGTGCCTCCTCAGCACGAGCGAGAAGATCCCGCGCATCCTGAAGCTGAACCTCAAGACGAGCGATTTTCTTCTCTTGAGTGGCCGTGTTAACGACGAGAAGCGAGCCCATGTCACGAATAAAATCGATGAAATTCATCATAATGATCTCCAATAGGATGCCAAGAAACATCGACCAACATGGCCGATAAAAGCGTGAGCATCGGTTCCCCGATGCCCACGGTGGTGGCATTATTCGGACGACATGACCGGTCAGGCCATGTCTTCAAGTGCCAGAGCTCACCCACGATGTCGCCGATTCCATGATGTCCAGAGCCAATAAAGTACCATCTGAACCAGATATATCGGTCAGGAGTGGCACGGTTTTCACGGTGCGACCCGCCGATATTATCACGGTGGAACGTGGGGAGGATTCTAGCCTCAAGAGATTCCCGCACGTCCTTGCCCACTTGCTATCGTGGGGGGGATTCAAGTCCTAGTAGAGTGGCACGGCTTGCACGGTGCGACTGGTTCGGATCAGGGTAAGGTTATGACCCCTACGCGGTATACCCGACTCGTCATTGTCTCGCTTTACGTTGGCGAGGCACTGAGTCTTTTCGTATGTTCGCCGGTTCTGTTCCGGCATGGGCGGATTCTAGTCGCCACTTAAAATATGGCATTCAATTTCAGCGAGTCAAACGGTGGGCACGATATTTTCTCAAATTGTAGTTATCGGCGCT